ATCTTTAGATATTATACCTAAGTTGTTGTATCATGGTAAGTCACTATGGCAAGTAGATATACAATATTTTTTAGACAATTTTTAAAATGAGTGGGAAGAAACGTTACAATCTAAATGAAAATTATTTTGATTCGATTGATTGCGAAGAAAAGGCTTATTGGTTAGGTTTTTTAATAGCAGATGGTTATATAGGTATGAAAAGAAATAAAATTTCTTATTTATCTATTGACCTTCAACTTTCAGATATTGAACATTTAGAAAAATTTAAAAAATGTGTTGCATATTCAGGGCCTATTTTTAAAGATGAAAAGAGAAATAGATGCAGATTAATCATAACTAATATGCATATGGCTAATAAATTAGATGAACTTGGAATTAGTAATAAAAAATCTTTAACAGCCAAACCTCTATTTTTTGATAATGAGATTTTGCAAAAATCATTTTGGAGAGGATGCGTCGATGGTGATGGAACTATAATTAAATTTATTCCAAAAGACAGAAAATATGCATGGTGCATTGGTCTTTATGGAACTAAAGAAATAGTTGAAAATTTTGCAACATATATAAAAAAAATAACTGGATCTAAATCTAATAATTTCCAGAAAAGAGGAAAAATAATGCATTTTAGGCTTAATGGAAATTCTGTAACTAAGAAAGCTTGCTTGCATTTATATTTAGACGCAAGTATTTATTTAACTAGAAAGAAAGAAAAAGCAAATGTGTGCATGGGAAACTGGTAACCAAGTACCAAGGAAATCGCAGTTAATTTCCAATGAGGAATTAGCAAAGATTTCCGGTTATATAGAACAGCGAGAAGCTAAGTTATTGTTTTATCAATTTCTTCGTAATAATACTACTTTCGCTACAGATCTAATAACTGGAGTCAAATTATTTCCATTCCAACATATGGCTATCAAAGGCATGTTGGAAAGTGACTATTTTCTAGGAGTTTGGTCGCGTGGTATGAGTAAATCTTATACCACTGGTATTTATGCTGTGCTTGATGCTATTTTAAATCAAGGAGTAGAAACAGGCATATTGTCACGCTCATTTCGTCAGTCAAAAATGATATTTAAAAAGATAGAAGATATCGCAGCAAAGCCTGAAGCTTATCTTCTTAAGCAATGTATTACAAAAGTATCTAAGTCTAATGATGAATGGGTAATGGAAATTGGCAAAAGTCGTATTCGTGCATTGCCTTTAGGTGATGGCGAAAAGCTTCGTGGTTTTCGCTTTCACAGAATTATTATTGACGAGTTTTTATTGATGCCAGAGCGTATTTATAACGAAGTAATTGTTCCATTCTTGTCTGTAGTTCAGAATCCCACACAAAGAGAAGAGTTATATAATCTTGAAACTCAATTGATCGCTAAAGGAGAAATGACAGAAGATGACAGATATATTTGGCCTAATAATAAATTGATTGCACTATCTTCCGCATCATTTAAATTTGAATATTTATATAAGCTATATGAGCAGTACGAGAATTTAATATTTAATCCCAAAAATAAAGAAAAGACAAAGCGTTGTATTATGCAGTTTTCTTATGATTGCGCTCCAGTGCAGTTATATGATCAAAATCTGATCAATCAGGCAAAAGCAACGATGAGTGAGTCACAATTTTTGCGAGAGTTTGGCGCACAATTTAGTGATGATAGTTCTGGCTATTTTAAAATATCTAAAATGGCGTTATGCACAGTGCCTGATGGTGAGCTTCCTGCTGTTGAAGTTGTCGGTAATCCTGAAGATGAATATATATTAGCGGTTGACCCTTCATGGTCAGAAACAGAATCATCTGACGATTTCGCTATTCAAGTTTTAAAGATAAACAAAGAAAAACAAATAAATACATTAGTACATTCATATGCTCTTTCTGGGTCTTCGTTAAAAGATCATATTAAATACTTCTTATATTTGTTGCAGAACTTTAATATTGTGGCGATTTGCATGGACTACAACGGCGGCGTTCAGTTCATGAATTCTTGTAATGAAAGCGAACTATTTAAGGACGCTAAAATTAATCTAAAATCAATGGTAACTGAATTTGAGAGACCAGAAGAGTATGCACAAAACTTATACGCCGCAAAAAGTGAATACAATAGATCAGATTATAAATACGTTTTCTTAAGAAAGCCTACTTCTGGTTGGATACGATTAGCGAATGAAATGTTGCAAGCTAATTTCGATCATCGTCGTACATATTTTGCCAGTCGCGCTATTGACGACAATTTTAGAAGTCAAACTAAGAAACATATTGGTATTACAGACATTAAATTCTCTAATGCTTTAGATACTGAGAAAGAAAATGAAGAAGCTAAAATGATTGACTTTGTTGAACATTTATCTGACATGATTTTACTTACAAAAACAGAATGCGCTCTTATACAAATAACAACATCTGCTCAAGGTATGCAAAATTTTGATCTTCCGCCTAATTTAAAACGTAAATCTGGACCAGATAAACCTAGAAAAGATAGTTATTCTGCATTAGTATTAGGCAATTGGTTATGTAAAGTATATTTTGATATGAATAATACTCATGTTGAAGATATGACAGAAACTTTTGAACCAATGTTTATTGCTTAAAAGTTAAAAAGTCACTTTTAAAGTTACAATGTGTAACTATTATTAACATGAGTCGCAAATATAATAAAAGATCAGATTATTGGGACAAATTTTCTAAAGCTCAACAAGGTCAATCTGAGCCTCTTGACGCACTATTAAAAGATGCAGCTTCTGAACCGTCTTTGGTTGGCGATCCTTTTTATCAACAAGAATCTAAAGCTTCTAGTTACGAAAGAGCTGGATCAGGAGAGTCTACTAATTTGCGCAGAAATTTAGCTTATATAGGACCAAAGATTTATAAATATGGAAACATAAGAGAAGGAATGTTGCCATTCGAAACTTCTATAAACGGATATAATATTCGTGATGCTATAGAATTATGCCAGAAAGCTTATGCAAATATAGCAATTTTTAGAAATGCTGTAGACATCATGTCTGAATTTGCTAATGCTGAAATTTATTTAGAAGGCGGAAGTCAGAAAGCAAAAGATTTTTTTGCGAAGTGGATGAAGTACACAAGAATGTGGAACGTAAAAGATCAATACTTTCGCGAATATTATCGCAGTGGTAACGTTTTCTTTTATAAGATTAATGCTAAGTTTGAAATTGATGACTTTCAAAAGATACTAGAAACATACGCTTCGTATGATGGCGCGTCTTATAATACAGATATTAAATTGTATAATTATCCCACTCCGTATGATGTAAAGAATTTAATTCCAGTTCAATACACTTTGCTCAATCCTTATTATTTAACAACTAATCATACAAGCTCTTGGCATCAAGTTGTTTATCAAAAAATACTTTCTGAATACGAATTGGAAAGACTCAGATCACCAAAGAATGATCATGATAAAGTTGTATTCGAAAGTTTAGACAATGACACAAAAGAAAAAATTAGATTAGGTCAATGGGCAAGAGATGGATTAAAAATTCAATTGAATCCAACTGATATTATTTACTCTTTTTATAAAAAGCAAGACTACGAACCTTTTGCTATACCATTTGGTTTCGCTGTTCTTGATGATATTAACTTCAAGATGGAAATGAAGAAGATTGATCAAGCTATTTGCCGCACAATTGAGAATGTAATTCTGTTGATCACTATGGGTACTGAGCCAACAAAGGGTGGTATCAACCATAAGAACATAAAAGCGATGCAAAGTCTTTTGAGCAACCAATCAGTTGGTCGCGTTCTTGTTGCAGACTACACTACAAAAGCTGAGTTTATTATTCCAGATATGAATAAAGTCTTGGGATATGAAAAATATAAAGTAGTTAATGAAGATATCAAAGAAGGATTGCAAAATATATTAATTGGTTCAGAAAAATTCGCCAATACAACTGTAAAAGCTCAAGTATTTTTCGAAAGACTCAAAGAAGCTAGAAAAGCTTTCTTGAATGATTTCTTGCAACCTGAGATGGAATTAATATTCCGTAATTTAGGTTTCAAGGGCAAGTGTCCTATCGCTAAGTTTGAAGAAGTATCTATTAAAGATGAAACTCAATTCAATCGCGTGGTCACGCGCATGATGGAACTTGGCATATTACCTCCTGAAGAAGGTTTGAAGGTCATTGAAACTGGCATTTATCCAACTCAAGAAGAGTTGGGTGCCGCTCAAGCTAAATTCGTTGAGGAAAGAAAGAGAGGTTATTATAATCCAATAGTTGGCGGTGTTCCTGTGATACCTCCACCAATGCCTGATATTTCAGGTGTTAAATCTCCAATTAAAAAGACTTCTACTCCAAATGAAAGAGGTCGTCCAGTTGGATCTAATGCTTCTGTTTATGCGAAAGATGCAATTGCTAAAGTCATGGATAAAACAAAAGATTTATATTCTATTGTAGAGTCAGGTTTGAAAAAGAAATATTCTAAAAAGTCTTTAAATGCTGAACAAAAGAAGTTGGCTCAAGGAATATCTGAAGCAATTATATTAGGATCGCAGTTTGAATCTTGGACATCTTTAGCAACAGAAGTTTTAAATGATCCAAGCAAATTAGATAAATTAAATATACTAAGCGAAGTTCAAACTACTGCTGGCGAACACGATTTAGACACATATGCGGCAGCGCTTTTATATCACAGCACTAAATATTCAGTGTAAAATCTAATATTATGTTTCTTTATAGGACTAAATTTGACAATATAGTTACGGCTTCATTGAATTTTGATAATAATATTTTATTGTCTCAAGCTTCGCTTGAGCCACTTAGATCTATTATGCCTTCTTCAGTTAATTTAGAGAAGAATGTTGATTTAGTTGGAGCCGCTTTTAATGCTGCTGTTGTAAATCGCTTTAATAAAAATGGCGATGGTATTGATACTAATACGGCAATAGCTTTTAAAAAATATTTTATTCATAAGCCAACAAATATTGAACACAAGAAGCAAAGAGTGGTTGGGCATATTGTTAATTCAGCGTTTTCTTCTTATGGAGATAATAAAATATTATCTGATGATGATGTGAGAGGAACTCTTAGTCCATTTAATATTGCTTTGGCGGCTGTTGTATATAAAACAGTTGATCGTGATTTTGCTGATGCGTTGATGGATTCTAACGATCCTGATTCCGCATTGTACGAAAAGATTAGTGCAAGTTGGGAAATTGGATTCAATGAATACTTTGTCGCAGTTGGAAGTTTAGATTTAAAACAAGCGGAAATAATTACTAAAAAAGAACAAATTGAAGAATTTAAAAAATATTTAAAAGGCTTTGATGGTTCTGGTTTTATGAACGATGGTACTCCAGTATATCGTTTGGTTACTGGTCGTATTTATCCTTTAGGTATTGGTTTTACTACAAATCCTGCTGCTGATGTTCAAGGTGTTGTAATTGATGATGGTTCATCTGCCATGGAAACAGAAGATGAAAACGAAAAAGAAGAAATGGAAACAGAAGAAGCTGAGTGTTACGAAGTAAATTCAATAGAATTACTGAACTTAAATAATAAATTATTTTCACAAACAGAAAAACAACCTGTAAATATTACCAAAACAAAAATTATGGATTTAGAACAAATACTATCTGCATTAAAGACGGTTCTTGCTGAAAAGCAAGATACCGCCAAGTTTAGTGACGAAGCTGTGGCTTCTATTTCAGCAAAGATAGCTGAAAGCATTAAGCTCAAGAACGATGAAATCAAGCTAGAGATCGAAAAAGCTGAAGTAGCCAAGGCTGAAGCTGTCGCTCAAGCTGAACAATTCAAGAAGGATCTTGAAGAAAACAACAAGAAACTTTCTGAGACTGCTGCTAAACTCGCAGAACTCGAAAGCACAATTTCCGCTCAAGCTGCTCAAGAACTTTATAGTTCAAGAATGAGTTCGCTAGATACTGATTACGATCTTGATGAAATTGATCGTCAGTTTTTGGCTAAAGAAGTATCTGCTTTGGCAAATACAGAAGAAGCATTCGCTTCTTATAAAGAAAAGCTCGCTGTTCTTTTTAGACACAAGAGCAAAGCTTCAAAGCAAGATCAAGATAGATTTTTTCAAGAACGTTTGGAAGCCGAATTGGCTAAGAGAATGGGACAAGCAAAGACTCAACAAACTGAAGTTGTCGAAAAGACAGTTGAAGTTGAAACAGCTTTGGCAAATGCCAAACGCGAAGAGCCAGCTATACCCGCTCAGTCATTATCAGCCACAGAATCTAAAACTTCTTGGAAAGAAAGACTAGGTAAAGCTTTCAGCAAGGAAAATATAACAGTTAAATTTTAAAATATATGTCACTAAGATTATATCCATTCAGACAGTATAGCGACGTTGATGTTGTCAACATGTTCGCGAGCGACACTGTTGATGCCACCCCATCTACAAATGGTAATGGTTCAGCTGGTGTTTTCGTCAAGGTATCTGCTGGTAACTTGGATCTCGATCCAATTCAGTACACAGCTACCGATATCACAAATACACTTGGTAAATCAGATTATCCCTTCTTGGGGGCTGCTCAATACCCTGCTGTACCTTTGAAGTTTACAGCCGCCACTGCTGGTGAGCCAGTTCTAGGCATGACTCTTAATCAGACTCTAGCCACAGACGAAAATGGCGAAAGACTTCTTTATAATCCTGTAAAGAGAGCCGAACTACAAGCTGTTCTCACTGGACAAGCTGTTCCTGTAGCTACTCGCGGTATCTTTACATTGGCTGATACAGCTATCGACTGGGTTGATGGCAGCATGACCGTTAATAACCACCTCGTTATCTCTGCTAACGCTGGTAAGGTTTCTGGTCTTGCCGCTTCAGCAGTATCCCCAATCACTGGAACCACAAGCATCATTGGCCGCATTCTCGGCACTGGTCAACGTGTTTCTCAGAATGGTAAGAGTGATTATTTCGCCGGTACTACTACTGGTAAATATGCTCTCGTTCAGTTCGACTGCACCACATCTTACGTTGTCTAATCTATTTAACTATCAAATAATATGAAAATCGTTTTAAAGAGAACAGATGAACAAGTTGAGCTAATTAAAGCTCTAGCCTCAAAGAACCGTGAAGTAGCCTTCGATGCTCAAGTAGCTTTGGCTGAATTCATTGGACCAGTTTTGGCTGAAGTTATTAATAACGCTCCAACTATTTCAAATTTGTTCACCAGTCTTCAATTCAATGCTGAAGATAATCCCTCAATTCCTCTAGATCTCTATTATGATATCTTCGATGAGGACTACATCAAGGTTTATAGCCAAAGTGTAGCTGGTGGTCTTCCTCAGAACGTAGTTCAACCTTTAGCTTCTGAGCTAAAGATCGCTACTTATCGTCTCGACAGTGCTGTCGCTTTCGATAAGAAGTATGCTGCCAAGAGCCGCTTGGACGTAGTTAGTAAGTCTTTCACTCGCATCGCTCAAGAAGTCATGCTCAAGCAAGAAAGAACTTCTGCTAACCTCGTAATGACTGCTCTAGCTCAAGCTTCCACTGGTAATGATAGCACTGCTGCTAATAATTATCACGTTTTCCGTTCTGCTGCTGCTGGACGTTTCGTTCTTAACGACTTGAACAAGTTGTTCACCAAGATTAAGCGTATCAACGCTTCATTCGTTGGTGGCACTCCTTCTGGCGCTCGTAGAGGTCTCACTGATCTTATCGTTTCTCCAGAAATCATCGAAGAAATTCGTGGTATGGCTTATAACCCAATTAATACTAAGGGTTCATTGGCTGGTACTGCTAGTACTAGCAACTCAGCTGGTAATGCTCCTATTGCTGCTACTGATGAAATTCGTAATCAGCTTTTCAATCAAGCTGGTCTACCTGAATTCTTCGGAGTTTCAATTATGGAAATTCTTGAATTCGGTGTCGGCAAGAAGTTCACCACAATCTTTGATACAGTCGCTGGTTCTACAGCTTACGCTGATAACTATGCTGTTCAAGCAAACAGCGGAACTGCTCAACAGTTCCTCGCTACTGAGCAGATCGTAGTTGGTCTCGACAGAAGCCGCGATTCTCTAGTTCGCGCTGTAGCTGTTGATGCTGATAGCGGTTCTGAATTCAACCTCGTCGCTGATGATCAGTATACACTTCGTCAAGGTAAGATCGGTTACTATGGTGCTTTGGAAGAGGGCCGTATGGTTCTCGACAATCGCGCTCTAGTTGGATTGATTGTCTAATATAATAGTCGGTTCGTCATAAATTAGGCGTTATCCGAAAGGGTAACGCCTTTTTTATTGAATAATATATATTTTATATAATATAGTATATGGCTAAAAAGTCAGTAAAAAACAAACCAACAAATGCAAAAAAGCCTGAACCTAAAAAATCAGAGCTAGATAATTTAACTCTCGCAGATGGAAAAGTTTTTGTTGATCCAGATATTGAAAAAGTAAAAAAGCTAGAAGAAATTCTTGGTATCAAAAAGATGAATCCATTTGGCACATCTAATATTGATATTTTCAGAGACAAATTGAACGAAATGACAATGGTAGATTTGCAACATATGTGCGAAAAGGTTGGTATTTTTGCGAGTGGTTCGCGCCAACAAATTAAGGAAAAGCTTTTGCGCGAATTTAAGTCCACAAACAAAGGAACTATTTCAATGTTGATCAATAATCCTTCATTAATTTTAGATCCTAATAATCCACAACATCAAAAAACTTTAAAAATTCTTCGCGAGATATAATATATAGTACCTAATTAATTATGGAACAAAATAATCAGAATCAAGTTAACCTATCACAAGTAAGCGACGTTCAACTCAAGGCATTCGCTTATGATGAACTCGGTAAGATTGAAATGGCGCAAGCAAATCTTCGTCTTATCAATCAAGAACTAGCTAATCGTGCAAAGACTGCTGCTGGCGCATCAAGTAATGGTGTCGTCAATCCAGATTTGCCAGTAGTTAAGTGAGTTCGTCTTAACATCACAAACCCAAGCGAAAGCTTGGGTTTTTTTGTCTCCAAATTTAATATAACGTGTAATAAATAACAAATGGCGACACAGTTATCAATAATAAGAGGAGACACATTTCCCACGCAAACAATAACTGTAACATCAGATTCTTTAGATTTTACAAATATAACTTGTACAGGACAAATACGTCCACATCCTGATGGTAATTTATTATATCAATTTGTGCCAACTGTGATTAGTGGAGTAAATGGAACTGGTGTAGTAGAATTTAATTTTCCAGCTAGTGTTACAAGAGGATTTCCACCAATAAATTTATACGGTGATTTGCATTTTTATTCTACAGGTATAATGGATCGCACTCTTTTTGAATTTAGATTGGAAGTGTTGGCTGATGTAACACACTTATCGTAATGTCAAATATAAATGTCAATACTTCCTCTAATGCTAATCAAATAAATGTAACCGTTGGAGGTGGATCGAATAATACTGTTGTTGAAAGCAGTAATAATAATTCTATTACAGTACAATCAGTTGCACCAGCAGGATCAACCAGTAAAATTGTAGAAAGAGGACCGGCAGGAACGTCTGGAACAAGCGGTTCATCTGGAATTTCAGGAACATCTGGCAGCAGTGGAACAAGTGGAACATCAGGAAGTTCAGGAACCTCTGGGACTTCAGGAACAAGTGGAACGAGTGGATCTTCTGGAACAAGTGGCAGTTCAGGAATCGATGGAACTTCAGGATCAAGCGGAACTTCTGGATCAAGTGGAACATCAGGCACTTCTGGAAGTTCAGGAACAAGTGGAACGAGTGGATCTTCTGGAACAAGTGGCAGTTCAGGAATCGATGGAACTTCAGGATCGTCTGGAACGAATGGTACTTCGGGATCAAGTGGAACATCAGGCACTTCTGGAAGTTCAGGAACAAGTGGAACGAGTGGATCTTCTGGAACAAGTGGCTCAAGTGGAACTTCTGGATCTACTGGAACTTCAGGTTCATCTGGTACGAGTGGTATAGGCAGTTCATACTCTTTGTATGAAACATACACTCAAGTATCACATGGATTCATATTAGGAGATGTTGTTAGATTTGATACTGGAACATGGTATAAAGCTTTAGCAGATTCGGCGCAAAATGCAGAAGTATTTGGTATTGTACAATTAGTAAATGGTGATTCTTTTGATGTTGTATTTGAAGGAAAAGTTACTGGTTTAAGCGGTTTAACAATTGGTGTCGTTTATTTTCTATCCCCAACAACACTTGGCGCAATAACCTCAACTGAGCCATCTGCTATTGGTGAAATATCTAAGCCAATATTAATAGCCACATCCACAACAACTGGAAATATATTAAGATATAGAGGTATAATAATTAGTTAAATAAATATATGTGTATCACATATACAAGAATAAAAGTGTAAAATATAATAATAAAATAACATGAGCTATACAGCATTCCAAGTAAAAAATGGTACGTCTGGAACGAGTGGTTCTTCAGGCATAGATGGAACATCGGGTTTTGCTGGTACAAGTGGTAGTAGCGGCACAAGTGGGTCGTCTGGAACAAGCGGTTCTAGTGGAACAAGCGGATCTTCAGGTATTAATGGGACAAGTGGATCTTCGGGTATTAATGGAACAAGTGGATCATCTGGAACCAGTGGTTCATCTGGAACCAGCGGTTCATCTGGAACTAGCGGTTCATCTGGCACAAGTGGATCAAGTGGAACAAGCGGGTCTTCTGGTATAGATGGCACAAGCGGTTCATCTGGAA